TGGTAAAACTCTAACAGGTTCCATTGATATTCGTTCTATTGAAAACTTTAGAACTTCGTAAGCAGCATATTCTCTAGGATCATATCCTATATAAACTGTATTTATACTTTTCTTTTTTTTACTCATAATATCTCCATAAATAAGAGAGGATGTAATAAAACACCCTCTCTAGTATTTTATTACTGTATAGTAATGCTCTTTGGTTTTTGTTCTTCAGGTATATTATGTGTCAGACTAACAATCAATACACCATCTTCCATTCTAGCATCTTCAACTTCTATGTTTTCTGCTAGAGAAAATCTTTTATGAAAAGATCTTCGTGCTATATTCTTATGAAGATATTCTTCATTAGAATGTCGTTTATTAGAATCACCTTTAATAGTTAAGTATTGATCTTTAACCTCAAGATATAATTCATCTTTTTTAAAACCAGCAACTGCTAATTCTATAGTATATTTATCTTCTCCTGCTTTAACAATATCATAAGGTGGATAATCATTACCAGCTAAGACATCATTATTTTGCAGAGCTACCATATGATCCATCAAATGATCAAATCCTATAGCATATCTATTTATGTTATGAAATAAACTCATGCTTTTCTCCTTTCATTAAGCGAGTTATAGAATCCATAATTGGCATTCTATAGTGTAATTATGACACACTTTATTATAAAAGTCAAGAACTTTTTTCTTGTAAACCATATTTACTAAGTAAATAAACTTTATAATAATAAGCAAAACTTTGAGGATAATGTTTAGGATTTGGAAGTCCTACAATTTTAAACATTTCCTTCATTTCTTTCCATTCTTCTATCGTGTACTTAATATGCAATGTACTTGAGCATCCTCTATATTATATACCTCTTTAATTTCTTTTAAGACCCTTGCTTTCTCTTTTATACATTCTTCTTCTGTATTATACTCTTCTATTTGTAATTGAGGATCACTATTAAAAGAAACAAGTATATACAACAACCAAATTGTTTTCATTATATATCTACCAACTCACATACACCTGCAGTACAGGCAAGTTGTTGTGATCCTTTTGTATTATCACCTGTTTCAAAGTCTTGAAGTAAATTCCAATTTATTTTCGTTGGCATCTTCTTCATTAAACTATTATATTTTCTTTGAGTAATATCCTGATAAGGTGCTTGTTGATATGTATGATCAGAATGTGGTAAAAAAGATACACCACTTAAATATTTAAAATTATTCCAACACCATGCACCCACAGGAACCCACTCTTCTTCTTTAACACTAATAGTTACAGAAGGTTTATGTTCACACCAATGTTCAGCATAAGTTCTCCATAGTTTTAATTGTTGAATAGCAGTCATATCATTACGACATACAGAACCTTTAGGAGCCATCATAGGAAAAGAAAATACAGTTGTATGTTCTGGTTTAAGATAATCAGGTTCATTGGGTATGCCAGATTCCCTCATAAATTGTGTAAGAGGATCTTTATTATCTCCTCGAACTGTTCTAAGATAATAAGGATTATGTCTTGCATGTATACCACTAGCACTATCAACTAATTGACTAACAGTACCTGAAGGTTTAACACAAGTAATAGCAGTTGACTGAGGTATACCAAATTTATCTGACCATTCTTTATTTGTTTTAACAGCTACTTTTCTAAGAGTTTGTAATGTACTTTCTAATCCTGTTTCAGTTCCATTTAATACAGAACTATCCATAATACCTGTAAGAGATACACCTAATAATCTTTCTTCTTCTGTATTATCAATCCATCTCTTCCTTAAATAACCAAAGTTTGTAAAGGTAGATTGTATTGTACCTAGTATGGTAGCTATTTTTATTTTATTTTTTAATGTATCTAGTGTATCTGTAGAACGACATACAACTTCAGTTAGATTACAGAATTGATTTGGTCTTAGTATAATTTCACTACAAGGATTAGTTCCAAAAGCTGCATCAGCATTTCTTCTACCATTTTGTTTTGCTTTTTCTTGAGCAGATGCTCTATTAAATATTCCACGTTCACCTGATTTACTTTCATATAAAGACAACCATTCTTTCATAAAAGTTCCTGTATCAGGTTGACCATCATAAACAGCAGAATTATTTGCTAATGCTCTCTCAGGATTTATGTTCCACCACTCTCCTTTTTTAGCTACTCTCATTCTATCATCAGATAAATTAGACAAAGATATTAATGCTGACCTTCTAACACCACCAACTACTACAACTTCTCCTGTCTTACAAGCTATATCATGGCACTCTAAACTGGTAAGCTTTCTACCTTTAGCATTTTTAAATTTATTAATAGTAAAATCAAATAAGTCTACTAAAGGTTGAGGACCACTTGCTCTACCACCAAATGTTTTTAATCTTGCACCTGCAGATCTTACTTTTGATACACTTATCTTAGGAATACGACAAGTATAAAGATATGATATTAAATCTCTAAATGCTCTAGCCCATCCTTCTTTAGAGTCAGCAACAGATATAACATCATCTGTATGTTCAAATTCTCTATCAGGTATAGTAGGTAAACCATTTATATATGGTCGTTCAACAGAAAATCCTACACCTGTTCCATTCATAAGAACATATAAAACTTCATCAAATGCTTTAGGACTATCAATAGGAATATAAGAACAATTATATCCTGCTATATGTTCTCTCTCTAATGCTTTACCTGAAGTCATTAAAGCTCTCATACTAGGCATAACATCTAAAGATAATATGGATTCTTCAAGCATATTCCATGCACTAGCATTTACCTTTGCTTCAATATTATTTTCAATATGATTTCTAAAAAATGTTATTAATCTATTAACAGTTTCTACCCACGTTTCTCTTCTTCTTTCTTCTTCTAACCATCTTGAGTATCTTGATAGATGTATAAATGATTGATATTCAGTAGGTAAATAATTATTTGCCATTATCTTTCATCTCCATATTTCTTTTCAATTAATAGTTGTGCATAGTGAATTACTTTTTCTAAATCTTTTTTACCTTCACCTTTTTTCTTATGTCTGGTAGTATATTTTATTATATTACCTTCACAAAATCCAAAGTTATTTGCCATGATAAAATCAATAGGTTGTATAGCACAATCTTTGTAATGACTACCACCTATCTGTTGATTACTTGCTAATACTTTTTCTTCTGCAATCATTTGTTCTTCAGCATTTTTTCTTTTCATATAATCTCTATGTCTCTCATTTTTTATCGAGAACTCTTTTAATTTTTTGTCTGACATATCCTATCTCCTTTGAATGAATTACTTTATATGCAAAGCTTCTTGTATATTCAGGACTAAGACCTGCATTATAACATACATCCTCAAAATCATCACACGTTACACCTACACTACAGAAAAACCAGGCACGTGCTCGTTCTCTCTCAATACTTGTTTGAGGAGTTTCAACTTTACTCTTTGTTTTAGTAGCATCTAACAATGCTTGTAGTATAACAGATAAAAATAAAACTCTTTCTGGTCGTTCCCCATTCTTAGAAGATACATCCAATGTTATACTGAAATAGTCTTGTTCCATCTATCATTTTTCTTTTGGACTTATCTCGTCTTGGAATGCATTTTGCAACATATAAATAGCTTCTTCATTTTCAGCAGCTATTTTTATTTGCTTAATAAATTCATCAATAACTTGGGGATGTTCTCCTATACCAACAGGATGTTCCAAGTATATACGTGCAGTAGAAATAGCTTTATCTCTTGTTGATTCAAACTCAGATAATGCTGATTCATACATTGACTTTTTTACTGACATCTTTTACCTCCTTTCTTTTTTTCCAAATTAATTTCATTTTTTTAGAAAGTATACCTTTAGTTTTATTTGAAATTGGATGACCTTTATGAGCTTTACTAAGTTTCTTTCTGGTTTCATCAGATACTTTATGTCCTAATAAAGATTGACGTATCTTTTCTTTTACTTCTGGTGGTCTACCATTACGACTTAATTTTTTTTGAAATTCACCTATCTTTTTTTTAGCTTCATCTGTTTGTTTCTTTCCAAACATACCATTATTAGAACCACTTAATTTCTCACTAAGTTTTTTTCTTGTTTCATCAGATACTTTCTGTCCTTTATGAGAGTCACTAAGTTTTTTTAAATAGTCAGGATCTTGATAACTTTCAACAGGTCTATAAAATTTACCACCTACATAAGAATTATAATAAGCAGGTTCATCTGTACCTTCTATCACAGCAGTAAGTACATCCCATTTCATTTGATAGTATGCTTCATAGTATCGTAAACTTCTTTTGTTTTTATATTCTGCTATAACTTCAAAAGTAAAATGTTCTTTACCTATCT